GCGGTCATCGAGAAGAGACCGCGAGCGACGAGGAATGAGATGCAGTCGGCCTTGTTCGTCGGGTCGAACTGGATGCTCACGTCCCGAAACGTCACGGAGCCGCCTGCACCAGTGACAAGCCGGTAGCTCGCCTCGTCGGTGTCAGCGAACGATTCGGAGTTGGTCGAGTCGACCATGCCGCCAGTAACGCCGGCAGCGATCGTCAGGCCAACAGCGGAGTCCGCTCCGCTCTTGCGCAGCTTGAAGGTGGAGCTGCCGCTCGTCCCGTTCGCGGAGACCATGCAGTAGAGGTAGCGGAACGTCCCAGCGTCCCGGATCGGCGTCTGGCACAGCACCTCCGTCGTGCTGAACGTCAGGTGCCCGGAGATCGTCGTGTCGCGCGTCAGGCTTGCGTTGACGGTCGACGCGCCCGTGCGGACGACGGTGAGCGACGATGTCACGGGACGACCTCCACCTCTCCGACATCCACAGGAGCCGCCCGCGCGTCGTCGACGACCGCGAGGTTCTTCGACCCGACGGCGGCCTCGACGACGGCCTGGACCTCCGCGCGCTTCTGCGCGTCGATAGTCGGGCCGGCGACCGAGAACTCTAGCACGCGGCCCTTGCCAGACCCTGAGAACCGCCACGCGAAGCTCACGTCGTCGCGGAAGTCGACGTGAGCCTCGACGCGCTGGCCGTTCACCACGCGCTCTGGCTTTTCCTCTGAGAGCCCGAGCGCCGGGTCTTTCTTCAACTCCCACTCCAGCCGGTTCTTCCTGCGATTCTCGCCGTTGAGGACGAGGTCGTAGAGTTCGGCGTCGGCGACGTCCGCGTGCGCGTAGCACTTGCGAGCCACGCGATCGAACTGCCAGTCGTCGTTGACGACAAGCACATCGAACGCGCACTTGCAGGTGTCGGGAGTCCAGCGCACGGTCGGTCTAGGTCAGCGTGATGTCGAGAGCACCGGCCGCGAACTGCGGGGTGATGCCAGCGGACACCGCGAGCGAGGCCGTGAGGTCGCCCCACGCGATCACTTCGCTCGCGCCTCGGATGATCTTGAAGCTTTGGATCGTGTTCGATCCCGCAGTGCACACGGCGAAAGTGATCGCCGCCGTGTTCTGCGTCGCACCGCCCGAGGCCGCGTCCCAGCCGCCGGTCGAGCGAGCGATCGAGACTCGCGCGTAGCCGGTGTAGGTCGCCTCGTTCGCGTTGTGCGCGTCGCCGTCGGCGCCCGTGGCCGTGTGCAGCGAGATGTCGAAGGTCGTCGCAGGGCTCGAGGCGGCGTTGTCGAGCATGTTCGCCCAGGCCACGGCCCGGAAGATCGCGTTGAGAACTGCGTTTTCTGCGGTGTCGCTGAAGCTACCGGCCATGTTCGTCTTCCTTCTCGACCCGTTCCTCGGGCCGCTGCTCTTCCTGCTCTTCGTCCCTCACCAGCCGAAGCGCCGGTTTCGGTTGCTCTCTCGGGATCACGAGGCGCGCGGTGCCGCGCATCGCTCCGATCGTCGGCGTGATCTCCTCGCTCATGCCTGCGCCTCGAGCCGATTGAACTGCTGGAGCAGCTCCTCGACCGTGACCGCGACCATCCCCCGAGGCGCCTGCTTCGAATAACCGCCAGCGCTTCGGATCTCGTAATGCGCCTTGACGCGGCGTCCGCTGCGCGTGCGACGCTCAGGCATGTACGTCCCCTTCTCGGGGTTAGGCGGGTAGCCGCCCTCCTCGAGCTCGAGGATGTAGGGCACGTTGTTCGTGATCCAGACGACCGGATAGCTGTTCGGAGCAGCCTGCGCTAGAGCTCCCAGAGTCGCTGTTCCGGCCGCGATCGTCGTCGCTCCATCCGCGTCGAGCAGCGTGACTTCGCCCTCGGCTGGCGCTCCGATCGTGAGCTGCCAGTTCGCTCGCGCGCGGCCCTTGAGGACCGGCGTTCGCTTCACGGCGCGGCGCAGAGCTTCGAGCGCGGTCTTGCGGACGACGATCGAGACTTGCCGCGCAGGGTATGTCCGTGCAATTTCGGCCAGCTCACGATCGAGCTCCTGGAGCGACTGTTCGCGCGCGGCTGCGACAGCGGACGTCATCGCTTGATCCCCAAGGCCCAGGCCGCATCGAGTGTTCCGCTGGAGATGCGGTCTACCTTCGTGACCATCCACGTGCGCGAATCGATCACCACCTCGATGCCGACGACAGGCGTGAAGGTGAGACCCTCAGCGGCGATGTAGATCAGCGCGTCGCCCTCGGTCGCCACGTCGCCATCGCGGAAGCTGACACCGTACGGCCACGGCGGCGTGCACTTCCGGGAGACGTTCGGCTCGGCTCCGTAGGTGGTCTTGCCGGTCGCCTCCGAGTAGGTCTTCGAGCGAACGATGAACGTCGAATCGCGCCCGAACTCGGCAAGGAGCGCGGTGACTTCGCCGGGGATCTCGAGGTCGAGCTCTGTGGCCACTGGTCATGCCCTCTTGAGCACGGCGCCGTCCTCGAGGAAGCGCGTCACCATCAGGTCGACCTTGCGGTACCACTTGACCGGGCTGTTCGCGCCAGCGTAGGTGACGGACTTCGAAATCGGTCCGACCGAGATCGCCTTCGCGCGCAGCGATCCGGGGTTGGAGACGTCGGGCATCAAGTCCTCGGTGAGCGCCTTCACCGACAGTTCGGCGTGCGCCTCCTTCCACCGCACCGGGACGACGTTCGACGGGACGTAGTAGGTGTCCGGGTACCCGCGCGGCTCGAGTTCGGAATCCTCGGCGTAGTTGCGCGGCCAGGAGAGCGCCTGCGTCGACGAGACGCGCGATCCGGTGATCTGCCCGCCGTAGACGGCTTCGAGGTAGATCGTCGCCTGGCGCGCCGCGGCTTCCTGCGCGGCCGTGTTCGCCGAGCCCGGCCAGGTCAGGCCGAACTTGCCGGCGTACGTGACGATCTCGGCGAGAGAGTTGAAGCTCTCCGCGTTCGATAGCCCAGTGCCGTCCTCGACGATCAGCGCCACTTCGTTCTCCTGGTTTCGTTCTGCGGAGTGGCCCCCCGATCGCCCGTGAAGGCGACCGGGGAACCTGTGCGCCGAGGGAAGGCTCCGCTCCCGCCCGCGTCGCTACGCACTGGAGAGATCAGGAGGTCTTGACCTCGTAGCGGCAGGCGAGCTCCGAATCGAGCTCCTTCACGCCGTACAGGGCGTCGAGCGCGCAGACCATCTTGGAGCTGTCGCCCATGTAGAAGATCCTCGCGCGCAGGGAGATCCCGGTGACGGGGTCCTGCACGGTGTGGATGTCCGCGCCCAGCTTGTTCGAGTAGTTCTCGAACATCGGGAGCGGGGCGAACGCGAGCGCGGCCCAGTTGCGATGGAATGCCAGGTTGATGCTGGTCGTGGTCGCGACCGTGACGTCCTGGTTGGGAGTCGCCTCGCCCTGCGTGACGCAGATCGAGAACGTGTCGCCGGACCCCATCGCGTTGCGCGCGGGCGGGTTGATGGTGACGGTAGCCGCGCCGGCGGTCATCGTGGCGTCGGCCGTCAGGGCGTACTCGGAACCGAGGTCGGTCCCGGACGTCATCTTGATGATCGTGCCCTTCTTGTAGACTTCGGACGTTCCGAGCGAGCCGACAGCCATCGACGTCGCACCCTTCGCGACGGTCGCGGTCGTGGCGCCGGCGAAGTCCGTGACATCCGCGTAGGTCGCCGAGGTTCGGTTCTGGTTCGCCCAGAAGTTGAAGCCGTACCGCTGTCCGATGTCGCTCGTGATCGCGGTCTGCGCGCCGACGTTGCCGACTCCGCTCCACGTGGCGAAGTTCGTGATGTTCAGCAGGTCGTTCTTCTCCTTGCCGCCGATCATGAAGTGCATGTTCGCGGTGTCGTGCACCGGGCACTTGAGATCGAAGAGCTTGCGCTGCGTGCCGGTGATCCCCGCGATCGTCGCGGCGGTGCCAGTCGCCTCCGAGTAGACGTGCGGGACCGTGATCGCCAGAGCCGCGAGGTCCTGGTCGATCTTGTTGGCGAGCGCGTAGGCCGCCGGACCGATGTGCTCCTTGACGAGCTGCTCGCCCGTGTAGGCGTGCTCGTTGTCGGGCAGGTCGAACTTCACTTCCTGCCACGAGGACAGGTTGATGTCGACCGAGCTGGTGGCGACGTTCTGGGAGCTCGACGGCGCGCTCTGGGCCGTGAACACCGACGGGCGACGAATCGTGATCGTCTGGCCCTTCTCGGCGCTCTTGCGCTCCTTGTCGTAGCCGAGGTGAACGCGCGTTCCGAGGCCGAGCGCGTTCGTGAGGTAGATCAGCGCCTCGTTGGCGTAGAAGATGGGGTTGTAGGCCCCGAGGGTATTGGTCGCCATGAGGCGAACCGCCTTTCGCGTGACGATGGAACCGGATGGCTTCCTGCGTCACGCTTCGGCATCACGCCTCGGCGCGCCGTCGCCGGGAATCACTCCCAGCGAGGTCTCCTCTGTTCGGCGCGACCTCCTCGCCGGGCCCGGCGCGGGTCGGAATCACTCCTCGCCGCGCGGTCCTGGGCCCGACCTCGCCTCGGGATCACCCCTTCGGCACGCCGAACCTGGACGTATTCAGGGGCTCGCCACCGGCCTCGTCAAGAGACCGATGGCGAATTCACGCTGGCTGTCTCGAAATTGCTACGGGACCACCTGGACGGTCTGCCCGAGCTTGGCGGCCTCGGCGCGGAGCTGCTGGTAGCGCTGCGTCCCGTTCGGCCCCTGCGCCTCGGCGCGGCTGATCGTGAACTGGTTCGGGCGCCCGTTCGAGCGGCCAGGGCTGGTCCCGCCCGTTCCGGATGATCCGGTGCCGGGGAAGAACGGGGCGTATCGCTGGTCGCTCTCCAGGCTCTTGATGAGCCCCGTCACGGTCATGGGCTTCATCTCGGTCCCCTGGAGCTCGTAGCGTGGGTTCCCCTGCTCGTCGAGGACGCGCGGGACGAACTTCTTGGTCGCCGGGTCCATCTCCGGCTTGATCCGCCCGCGGAGCAGGTCGGCCAGGAGCGGGTTGGTCTTCGTCTCGGCGATCCCGTTCATCAGGGCCGCGTCGACCACGGACTCGTTCAGGCCGCGCTCGAGCAGGTCGATCTTGTCCTGCAGCGCCTTCTTCTCCTTCCCGAAAGCGTCCCCCATCTCGGCCTTGAGGTGCTCGATCTGCTCGCGAACCTTGTCGTCGGGCTTCCAGTCCTTCATCTCGGATACCTTCTTGAGCGCGCTCCGGGCCTTGACCGGATCGAGCGCGCCGCCCTGGTCGTCGATGAACTGCGCCAGGGCCTTCTCGGCCTTCTCCCGTGCCCCCCGCTCCACGTCGAGGGCGCGGACAGCCCCCTCGATCTTCCCGAGAGAGAGCCCATCGACGGGCTCCACCTTGAGGACGTAGGAGCCGCCTTCCTGCGGCACGTACTCCATCTGCAAAGCCTTGTCCAGGGAGCCGAATTCTTCCTTCGAAACGATCGCCTTCACCATCGCGGAGTCACTTTCTGCGCGCTGCGGAGCGCGCGGTTACCTGAATCACACCACTCGCATGAGCCTTCGTTCAATGGCCTACGCGAATTCACCACCGGCATCCCACCCGGCGAGCCAGGCCGCGCGCTGTAGGCCGCGCAGCCCAGCCGGGGCTCGCTTCCTCTCGCCTCGCTCGCGCGCCTTCCAGCCGCCATGGAACGCGTCAGAGCCCGCGCCGAACTCTTCGGCCTGGGCCAGCATCTCGCGTCCGGAGGCCCGGTATCGGTCGGGCACCTCGACACCCTCCTTCTTGGCGAGCTGGTCGAGCGTCAGAAGCTGTCCGCGATCGTTGGAAAACTGCCTCAACTCGAGCTCTCCAGAGCGGAAGAGCTTCGCGCGGGTCGCGCCAAGCACGTCCGACTGGGTCTCCTCATCCTGATCGGCGAGCCAGTCCTGATAGGTCAGCGTGTCGGGCACCTCGCCGTTCGCCGAGGCGCGGGTCGCCGCGGGAGCCTCCCTCAA